TCTCTCTAAATCTTTCATAATCATCTTACCTCTGGTATGTCTATGTTCCAAAGTAATCCTTTTTTCTGCATCTGTTTTACTCGCATGTGAAGATAGTCATACACAATCATTGACTGATTGTTATCCTGTGTCCTCTTCATTCTATAAATGTCTCGCACGATTCGTTTCATTTCCATCATACGTTTTTCGTGTATGGATTTCATAACAGACTCCCATCTCTCTTTATTGACACCATATTTCCGTCCTCTTCCATACGTTTTGCAAAAACCTTGGCATCTGCCATTTTATCAAAGAATCTTTTTCTTATGATACTGGGATCTGGCGGCACCCATTTTGCACTCTCTTTCATCTGTGCATGAGTATTTTTTCTGTCATCAGAATACTTATAAAATTCTACCCAGATATTCATTCCATCCTTTGATTGATGTAATCTAAATCACCCTTCGCTTCCTCTAACTGTTCTTTAATACCACTCAATGCTTCTTCCATTGTTGCTCTTTGAGTCTCAATCACCTTCTCTAATGCAGCAATTCTGTCAGTGACTTGTTGTTGCACTTGTGGTAACATCGGTTTAGGAATCTTTTCATACTTATTGTCATCCGCCATTGTCTTTCCTTTGTTTGATTTCAGCTCTCCGTTTAGAGAGATTATATAATGTGGCTGCAATCTCTTGCAGATCCTTCTCTTCCATGTACTCTAAGTAATTTATAACTCTTTCTTTCATTTGTTCTTTTGAGAGGTCCATTGACATGATTTTCCTTTGTGTTTGTGCCTTTCAACTATAAGTTTTCTGGCATTTGGATTATCCTTGTTCCACTTTTTAGACTTCTCAATGCATCTTACTCTATTATTTGCATACCACTCTTTTTGTTTTTTACTCTCTTCTCTCTGTTTCTTGACAGCCTCTTTGTTTTTATCGTACCAATCTCTCTTCTGTTTCTTCCTTTTCTCATCATTTGTCATTCTTAACTCTGACATACTTGGAAGATATGTTATTCTTTGAGATTGATCTCCATAAATTTCTTCATGTCTGGCAATTAATTCAGAAAGATTTTTCATAGATTCTCCTATGCTTCAAATCCCTCCCATCCCCATTTTGCGATAAAGTAGGCATCTACTAAATCGGTCACTGGATTTGATAGTTTCTTGGATTTTGGCTGAAGACTTTTCTGTAAGTCTGGTGGTGTAAGAAGTTCAGCAGTGAATGATTCGTACATCAGATCCTTGTTGGCATTACCCTTACCTGTGGCATATTTCTTAATAACTGTAGGTGGGATTGATGTAAAGGATTGATGTTGTTTGTAGAGTTTATGCTTGAGAAGACCCATATTTTCTGCGACAGATCGTACATGAGATTTTCCTACTGTTGCGTATGCATATCCTTCAATGAATATATCACATCCACTGATGATACCAATTGCCCAATCTGATAGTAGATCATGTCTTTCCTCTTCAGAATGCCACTCAGGATAAGGTTCAGGGTGAAGATTTAATATCCCATGCTCGGTGGTCCCTGACTGTCTTTTAGTACTTTCCAAATAATATAGATCACAGCAATCAAAACCAAAAGGTCCAGTATCATCGTCAGTTTTCCACACACATATTGCAGGTGATGTTAGAGAATAATCAACTCCAGCTATCTTCCTCATTAAGCCTTTCCACAGGTTCCTCAATCAAGTTACTGCAGAAAGGACAACATTCTATAAGTTGTTTGGGTCTTGGTTCTTCAGTGAAGACTTTCAATTCATACTCCTTTTCACAGTAATCACATACTATCTCGTAAAGTATATAGTCTTCCTCTGTTTTGACTTGTATCAAAAACTCTCCTAGTTTAGAAATTTAGGCACTTCCTCTTCAGACTCCTTTTCAAATTGTTCTATTTTCTTTTCGTCTGGAACTGTGCCTGGTAGGGACTTATCAACGTATGCTTGCGCAATCTTTTTCCATCCCTCTTTACTTATGGGACTTGGCTCTCCGATTACATCATAACAGCCGGTGGGCAGCCATCTAACCTTCCACCCACCTTTGCTTTTGTCCATCAGATTACCATTCTCATCAACGTAGTCAATACCATCATCTGCATTTTTGTCCCAATACAAATGACACACACCAAAATCAATTCCATCATTTGTTTTGAAATGCTGGAAAAAATTTGTATTACCCATTGCAGGAAAATACTTAAATCCTGGCTGACTATAAATTATGTGTTTGAACTGTAACTCCAAAGTCTTCTTGATTTCGTCAAGATCCTCTTTCTTCATTTTCAGTTCAGCACCTTTTGGCCAATCAAATTTGTATTGTGTCATACAGATTCTTTTGGATTGAGTTGTTTCTGTTTTATCTTGAACTGCTCTATTTTTGTGCACTCAGTCCCGAATGCCATGGCTTCTGCAGTAAGATTTGGTGGTAGTGGAGTTTTTCTATTACCGATTTCTTTTTGAAAAACATCATACTCATACATCTGTCTATAAGTATCTACCACACAACTGGCAATGTTATACACCTGTTCTGGTGAAAATATCATTCTTATTTGCATGTCTTGTGCCATTCTATACCAAAACATGGCTTTCCAGAACCCTGTGTTAGATTCAGTCCAACCTTTAGGTTCTGGAAGTTCTATTTTTTCAACTAATACCTCTAAAGAACTATTGTCACTTTTTTCTAAATCTTCTACTACCAAGTCAGTTTTGTTTACGCATCCCATCATTACGAAACCCAACATAATGACAACTAACTTTTTCATCTCTTCTTTTCTATATGACCTCACAACCTCCCGCCACACAGGCTAATTCCTGACTTGAGACAGTATAATCTTGTGATTCATATTTTGACAGTTCTGCCCAATCCACATTCTTGGGCATTTGTTCTAAAGCCTCATTGTACTCTTCTTCTGTACAATCTTGATATGGAGCTTGTCTATACACATGCTCACTAAAAGGTAGAAACGATATACCACTAATTGAATCAAAGTTTTCATATACCCATGCTGCAACATCAACCCACTCATCTTCTTTTACAGAAATCGTGACAGATGGTTTATGTTCACACCAACTCTCTTGATATGTCTTCCACAACTCTAATTGTTCTAGTGCACTCATATCCATACGAAATACTGCATCCTTTGGACTCTTCATTGGAAATGAGAAAACTGTTGTGTGATCTGGTTTGGTTACATCAGGCTCGTTTGGAAACCCCATCTCTTGCATCAGTTTACAGAGAGGGTCTTTATTATCGGCCCTTACTGTTCTGATATAAAAAGGATTATGACGGGCATGAATACCAGAAGCGGAATCAACCAACTGACTAACAGTACCAGAGGGCTTGACACAGGTAATGGCGGCTGCATGAGGAATTCCCAATCTATCCGCCCATTCCTTATTCGTTTCATAAGCCACATCTCTAAGTTCTTCAAGTAATTCTTTAAGCCCATTCTTTGAACCATTCGTCAGAGGGTTATCCATTATTCCTGTGAGCGATACTCCCAATAGTCGTTCTTCATCACAGTTTCTTTTCCACTCTCTTGAGAGGTATTTGAACTCTGTGAGAGTAGATTGGAAGGTGCCAAGGATAGTTGCATGTTTAACTTTTGCTTTGAGAGATTCGCGAGTGTCCCTTCTTCTGACAACGACTTCAGAAAGGTTGCAGAACTCACGGGACCGAAGAATGATCTCGCTGCACGGATTTGTGCCAAAGTCCTCTCTGGCATCTCGTCTTCTAATATAATCTCCACTTCCATCTCTGTATCGTTCATTTAGCCTTTCTACTGCTCTTTTGGCAGACAAACCATTGTAAATACCTCTTTCACCTGACTTGGAATCATAGAGAGATAACCACTCTCGCATGAAAGTTCCAACGTCTGGTTTTTCTTTATAATTAACTGAGTTATTGGCGAGTGCTCGTTGTACATCTTGCTCCCACCATTGTCCAGACTTGGCGAACCGCATCTCTCTATCGTTGAGATCACTAAGACTGATAAGAGCAGAACGCCTAACGCCACCAACCACGACAATCTCTGCTGTTTTACATACGATGTCATGACATTCTATAGGTTTAAGTTTTCTACCTGTTGCACCTCTAAAAGTATTTATTGTAAAATTGAACAAATCTACCAATGGTTCTGGTCCAGATGCCCTACCACCAAATGTTTTCAAAGGTGATCCTGCTGGTCTAACTTTAGATACATCCCATTTTGGAATATGTCCACCATAAAGAAGTGATACTAACTCCTTGAAAGCCTTGGCCCAACCTAACTTTGAGTCTGCAACAATTATTGTAGTATCAGTCTCATATAATTCATCTGGGACCACTGGCATTTGAGCTGTGTACTCTTCCTCTACAGAAAATCCAACTCCTGTTCCATTCATGAGAACATATAGGATCTCATCAAATGACCTTGGGCTATCAACTTTTACATAAGAACAATTATATCCTGCTGTGTTTTCTTTTTTAAGTGCAGGTCCTGCAGTCATGAGACATCGCATTGACGGCATGACTTTTAATTCTTTGACGGCATTCTCAAGTTCTGTGCGTTCACCATTTTCTAATTTATAATCGTGTTTCTCTTCCAACCACTCACTAAAAAAGTTAAAATATCTCTCAACTGTCTCATCCCATGTTTCTCTTCTTCCGTTATCATAGTCCCATCTGGCATATCTTGATAGATGGATGTATTCTTGGTAAGTGGTAGGTAAACGCATCCTAGTTCTCCTTCTTTGATAATTTCGTCTTTAATTCGTGCATCTCTCTTTTTGAGAGATTATATTTCCCTTGTAAAACCTCATCATTAAATTCTTCATCAGTATATCTTGCCCATTCTTCAATGAGATCACCTACCACACAATCCCTTATAAACTCCATTTCAGATGCTGAAAATGTAACCGAATCCCTTACATAATCTTCAAATGCTTCACAACATATCGGAAACTTTGGTTTGACCAGTTCATACATTGCATCCGAATAATCTCGTATCTCTCTTTGGGCATGACTGTCTGATCTCAATCGTACAAAATGGAAAAAATTATGTAGATCCACCTTCCAAATACATTCGGTGTAGTTGGCAACAGGCAATACGGCCCTTGAGATTTCCTTCGCGAGGTCTTCTTCCAATAGATTTTGGTATGCCATCATAGCATTATCATAAATTCTATTGAATTCAAATTGAAGAGCACCCTTCTTTGGATGATCTTCACCTCTTCCTTGGTTGTTTGTCTTGGATTGTTTTTGCAGGTAATCACCCTGAGGCAAGTAAAATTCGTTACTCATTTCAGAATAACGTCCAGAGTACTCGTTAAGGTTTGCCGTCCTATGTCTAACGAGTTGTCGCATTACAAATATGGGAAGTTTTAGGTGGAACTTGACCTCGCACATCTCAAAGGGTGAGGTGTGTTTGTGTCTCATTAGGTAACGGATGAGGTTCCGTGTTTGTGATACCTTTCTTGTTCCTTTTCCATAACTAATTCTTGCTGCATTCTCAACTTCTTCATCATCACCCATCGTGTCTATCAACTTGACAAAACCAAGTTCATGTACTTCAATCATTTGATGATGATCACCAGATTCATCTACGAATATAGTTTCCAATTGCTCACTTCCCACTCACCCCTCAGTCCAGAGTAAGTATTCTTATTTATCATTTCCAATATTTGAGCAGGAGACCTGCCAAGTATTATTAAGTCGTTAATATCTTTGAAAGTATCATTATCATCACCTATCCAATGAGTCTTCCAAACTACTACTTTCCAATCATTCCGAAGATACATATTCATCAAGTTTGGAATAGTATTGCTTCTTGATTCGTTATCAAGGATGATTGTTGTTTTTTCTTTATTAAGGAAAGAAAGGTCACCCAAACTAGCACCTGCCATAGCCAAACAGTTTGGGAGAAAAAGAGAGTCAATCGGACCCTCTACCAAGTATGTATGTTCCTCTGGTTTCCATCTTTCAAGACCAAATATCTTTTTGGCATCTTCATGTACTTTTACAGTAACATATCGTACTTTGGATTCCCTGAGGGCCCGGCCCTGTGCTCCGATGAGTTTATTGTTTTCATCAAAGAAAGGTATCACTAGTCTAGGTTCACCTTGGGTTAGATTTGAATAGTCAACCTGACATACTGACTGGGCCCATCTCTTAAAATCTTCTGCATAGAAGATTCTGTCCATAAAAATTGTTGGTATTTTTCTTGATTCATAATACCTTCTAGCATAGTGTTCTCTTGGTAGACTGCCGATAGAAGGTAGATGTATAGTTGTTTTTCTTGGTTTGAATTTTGGCTGTTCAAACTTAAACTCTGGTTGTCTACTTTTACCTCTACCTGTCTCACCAGATTTATATCTATGTAGAATGTATTCTTTGTATAGATGTGGGTCTATATCTTTGATAAGATTGCCCACAGATTGGCCGATATTACAGTTGTGACATTTGTAATATAGGTCTGACTTCTTACGGAAGACATAACCTCTGGCCTTGTTCTTATTTCTTTGGGAATCCCCGCAGTGTGGACAACGAAAGTTCCAGAGATAGTCTCTGACTTTCTTGAATTTGTCTAACCGCGGAGAGAGTTGTAGAAGGAAATTCGTGTCAGTCAATATACTCATAATAAAATTATATCAGAAAATAACGATTTGTCAACCAGGCCGTTGACTCTTAATCCATGCGTTGGCTGCTCTACTTGTAGGTTTTTGGTTAATAAGTTTACCAATCTCTATAAACATTTTGTCAAGAATAACTTTATTATCCTCAAATGACTTATTATTGTCAATCAAAATAAATTTATCTCTTCCAAAATAAGATTGAAATTTACCCATGTTGGCCTGAACTGCATTCCATAATTTAGAAACTCTTTCTGGACCTAAAGTTCTTTCTCTCATTTTATCACGTTCTATTGCTGTATCAAGAGAAGTATTTACGAATAACATGAAAGTATCATATCCAAGCTTTCTTAATGCATCACTCATCTTCTTGATTTTACCATAATCTTTACCAGTGCCGTCAATAAGAAGTCCAAGTCTACCTTCAAGAAAGGTAGATTGTTGTCTTTTTGTAAATGACTTTGCTCTGTCTCTAAGAGCCTGACCTTCAGGAGAATCAATATTTTCTGGGTTTGCTTCCATACCTGCTCTTTTTAAAAGTAATTGAAATGCAGGGTCTGAGTCAACAACTTTAAGTCCATAAGGACTCATTTGACTACCTCTACCTCCAGCACCAATTTTACTTGCCACAGCAGATTTACCCGACCCCGGCCCTCCGGCAGTGAAAAATGCCTTGAAGATGCCAGGGTCATTAACTCCCTCCC